GTTCCAAGAATTGAATTTGTAAGCTGTTGGGATTTTTACCCAGAACCCGGAGCAACAAATGTAGAAGAATGTGAATATGTAATACATAGACACAAACTAAATACTTCACAACTTAGAGCATTAAAAAATATGCCTTATTTTGATAAAGAAGCTATTAGAGAATCAATTCAAAATGGACCTAACTATATTGAAAAAGACTTTGAAAGTCAACTAAAAGAAGACTATGATACTGAAGAAGCTTATGGAAATGCTTTTGAAGTATTAGAGTATTGGGGTATCATGGATGCTAAGTATGCCAAAGAAGTAGGTATAGAATTAGCAGATGAAATTGATGAGTTAGATGAAGTGCAAATTAATGCATGGATTTGTGGTGATAAGTTACTAAGAGCAGTAATAAATCCATTTACACCATATAGAATACCTTATCATGCTTTTCCTTATGAAAGAAATCCATATAATTTCTTTGGTATAGGAGTTGCTGAGAATATGAATGATTCTCAACAAATTATGAATGGTCATGCTAGAATGGCTATTGATAACTTAGCATTATCAGGTTCTTTGGTGTTTGATGTTGATGAATCAGCATTAGTAGGTGGACAATCAATGGAAATATATCCGGGAAAGATTTTCAGAAGACAAGCTGGAATGCCGGGTCAGTCTATATATGGATTGAAGTTTCCTAACACTGCACCTGAAAACATGATGATGTTTGATAGGTTTAGACAACTTGCTGACGAACAGACTGGTATACCAAGTTATTCGCATGGGCATACAGGAGTTCAAAGTATGACAAGAACTGCATCTGGTATGTCAATGTTACTTGGAGCAGCAAGTTTAAATATCAAAACAGTTGTTAAGAATCTTGACGACTTTTTGTTAAAACCTTTAGGAGAATCATATTTCGCATGGAATATGCAATTCTTTGAAGGTAGTTTAGATATACAAGGTGATTTAGAAGTTAAAGCAACAGGTACTAATAGCTTGATGCAGAAAGAAGTAAGAAGTCAAAGACTGACAATGTTTTTACAAACTGCACAAAATCCAACTATTGCACCATTTGTTAAGATTTCTAAATTGGTCAGTG